CTCTGAATCTTCCTTTACAGATTCAGCCTCAGTAGGCTCTTGGTCAGCTAAACCTAATCTTTCTGCATAAAAGGTTGCTGCGTTGCTACTATCTACTACATTTGCTGCTTCTCTTACAACTTCTTGCTCGGCCATGATTTCTCAAGCTCCAATTTAAGTTAAAAATACTACTAAATTTAATTGTTGTCTATTTTTCTTTTGATGCTTTTTTAGCTTCTTTCATCAAAAGTTTTTGTTCTTTTAGTTGCTCTTTGTCCATACCTTTAAATGGATTAGGCTGCTCTGGCTCATATTTCTTGCCAGCTCTACGAGCCATTTCCTTCATTTTCCATTCTGTTACGTTTGCACCTGTAATTGTTGGCATCATTTTCTCCGATTAAATACCACGTTCTATTGCTTCATCTAAAGCTGCTCTTTCAGACTTCACATCCATATTCGCTAATAATAACGCTAATTGGGCTTTCATTTGCTCAATTTCTTTCTGTGTTTCAGTCTTAATCACAGTATCTTGGGCTTGGGTAGCAGTTCTAATATGCGTATCTTCTCTGCGTACATCAATATCCATCTGCTTACGCTGTGTTTCAGCTTGTTGCTTGTATTCCTCAACAGAAGCTCGGTACTTCATATCCATAGTCATCTGTGAAATCTGCTGTTCTAAGTCTTGAATCATCTTCTTAGACTGAGCCAATTGCATCTGAACTTGTGGTGGAACGTCAGATTTATCGTCAATTTGAGCCATTGGATTAGAAGCAGCCAATCGGTCAGCAATAACATCTGCACCTGGGAAATCCATGTTTCTAATCAATAAATCACCTGCAACTTGTACAAGTGCTGGTTCTGCTTGGAATAAGCCCATCATAGAATCTACAGCTTCGGCACGTTTAGAAGCATAGCCAGGGCCTGTTTCCATGACAATGTCATATTCACCAACTGTTACATCGTTTAAAACTTTTTCTACACCTTGCTCATCAACGCTTGGCTTGTTAAGGGTCACTAACTCACCTTTGCCATCTGCGCCAATAATGCGTAAAACTCGTTCTTTGTCATAAATATGCGGAATCAAGTCAACAATAATGCGACCAGTTTGACGTATAGAACGAGTCAAATTGTCGTAGTAATGGAAGTTGGTCATATCGGACTGCTGTTGCATTCCGTTGATTGCCTTGCCTGACTGATTGCCATTAGGAAGCTGTGTTGGGTCATAAATACCGACCACCGCTTTTAAATCGCCATCTAAGCCTTGTAATGCTGTGATAATTCCAGCAGGAGGAGGTTCAGGCTGAATACGAGTAGGAACTGGGGCTGGTCTGCCATCTGAGTCAGTCTGCTTATAACGCAATACAGGCATGGATTTAACGTTAGCCGTATTCCATTCCATTTCATGGCCTTCGTCTTGTCCTTCTGCAAGCAAGAACTTGGCTTTAGGAGCAAGGGCTACGGATTCTGTAAGAGCTGTAGACCAGAAGTTATACATACGCTGTGGGTCTTTAGCCATACGAGTAAGACCAAACTTCTTCTTCTTGCTATCAACAATAAGCTGCTGACCATAAACAGGCACAACTGGGATATATTTACCAACCCAATCGCTTTGTTCTAAGATTTGCATACCGGTCAACTTGCACCATTTAATCTGCTTTTTAATGGTTTCACGCTTAGATACGACATAAATGCCAGCATCTTGCATAACTGTTTCTTTAGGCTTTTCATCTTCATAGCAAGTAGTGCCATCAGACAAAAGCAATAACTTCATACGCTTGCGTTCTGTGTAAAAGTATTCAGCAACACGAATATCTTCTTTTGTAATCCATTCGGACTGACTATCGCCTGTGCCACGAGGATTAAAGCCTGCGCCATCGTCTGCACCAGGATACATTTTGCGGAATGCTTCTTTGCTAATAACCTCGGTAATTAGGCATTTCTCTGCATCTGAGCCATCAGGTTCATTGCTATTAGGGTCAAAATAGACCATAAAAGGGTTCTCAATGCGCTTGATGTAGATTTCTTGGTCAAAGCTATCAGGTCTTGGATAGTCATGGGTAATGCGCCAATAGCCCCAACCCATGCGTACTGCAAAATCAAAAGCATTATCGTAGGCAGCATCTGCATCGGATTGGTTTTCAATATGTCGGCAGATACCTGTAATAATTTCAGCTACTTTCTCGTCTGAATCATTGTTCATGCCATGCGCTTTCATGCGAGGCCGTTGTTGTCTTTGCTGATTGGTAATCTGTCGGCAATACGCATCAATCTTGTTGATGGTCAAATAAGGTCTAGATTCTAATAGTCGGCTATTTTGTATCTCTACAGGCCATTGGTCACCGCCTGCAAATTTAAGGTCATCGAGGGCTTCTACTCGGTTATTAGAATCATTATCGGAACAGAATCGCAGAAACTCTTTAGCTTCCTCGATTACTCCGGATTCATAATCATCGCCATATTCGCCTGAATATATACCGCCATTGCCTGAGTCGTAGACCGCCATATTGTTCCTTTATTAGCCCATCCAGCTTGAAATATTGTAATCGACTGGTTTTCTTTTGACTATCTTCTTTTCTTGAATCATAAGCCCAATGTACCTAAAAGCATCAGCCCCATGCGAATAATTGTCATGAACTGGCTTTAAACTAAATCCTTTCGTATCTGGGTCTACATCGTACCGATAATGTCGCAAACAATCTAGCCCTGCAGCCGTATTGTTTTTATCAAAGTAGCATGAACTAAATATGGTTCTAGCAGCATTAATAGAATCAGCAACAGGCACTCGGTCAATAATGCTTACCTTAAATCCTGCAGCTCTAACGATTTCCTCAATGCTTCTGCCATTAGATGCAATGGTTTTATTTCTAGCATCATGAGGCAAATACAAGGTGTCATAGACGTATCCATAGGTTTGCATCTTGCCTAAAATCTCACTCATAGTGGTTTGAGTGGTTTCAAAATAACGGATTAGCCTAGTTTCCATGCCTACAAACTGCACAAACCATACTGCCGTAGCATCAGCCCAACCAATATCAAACACCGCCATTACAGGCTTTGTTGCATCGTAAGGCACATTGGTAATCCGATTGTCTTGCTCTGCCCTTTGCATTTCCTTGGCAAATACAGCTCCATCAATCGTAGACCGAGTAAAGCCTTCCCAAACGTTCTGATAAGCCTCAAAATCCCTATTTTTTAAGTTTTGACGTTCAATTTCCAATACTTCAGGAAACCAAGGGTTATCTGACCAGTTTATTTTTTGAACTATTGCATTAGGAGGTGGATTTAAAACCCATCTTTTATAAGTTTCATCCGTTGGCAACTCAGGGTTAAAGGTAACCCATATTTCGCTATTTGCTTCACGAATCGTAGGAATTAAAACCTCATAGGAATTGAAACTAACGTTATTAGCTTCCTCCAGCCACGCATAGTTGATTCCAGCCATTGATTTCAAATTATTAACATTATTCTTAATGCCAGCAAAAATGAACTCTGTGCCGTTTTTTCCACGAATGGTAGTTTGAGTTATTTCATAATGAGCTTCTATCTTTAATTCATGTATTTGGTCTACCAATAGCTTATGTACCGAATCTTTAATGGAAGTCTGAAATTCACGAACACAAAGGATTCTTAAAGGCTTTTCAATCCCTTTGCAAAGCAAAGCTCTAGACACACTGACCGATTTTCCAGCACCTCTACCACCATAAAGCACTCGAAAACGGCTATGTTTTGGGTCAAATAGGCATTTTAATTTGGCAGGAAATTGAGGCCAAATAAAGCCGTTATTGTCCTTCTTTGTTTCCATCAGGTTCTACAAAGGTTATTGCTATGCCTTTTATTAGCTCTGCACCATCAGCTCCTGTGATTTCTTGTGCTTGAACAGGCTTGCCATCCATTCTGTCCATAATCTCTTTAATGGCCCACGCTTCACCTTTTTCAGCAGATTCAACAAGCTTGTCTGCAATCTTACGCAGCTTAAACTTGTCATTCTGTACCAAAACCATCCTTAACTGGTCATAGAAAAGCTTACCCTTCTTAGCATTTTGATTGCCTTCAGGTGCGCCACCTTTGTCTACAGTTGAATCAACTTCTAATGTCATGATTTTTCTGCCTATTTTTTAAGCAACTGCCTATTATTTAAGCAAATCCTATCATTCATTGTCCATACTGTCACTATTAGCCTCTGCTTGGTCTACATCAGCTTGGACTTCAGGACTGTTTTTAAGGTTTGTATATTGGTCTTGCAGCTCTTGGGGTACTTCAGGCTGGTAGATGATAGCGTTCATATCCGCTTCTACTTCTTCAATAGATTGCGGATAAGGATAGGGAATATAGACGTTTGGGGCGGTCATTCTACTTCTACCGGTGTTACACCTACTGCTGCTGGTTCTTCTGCTTTCTTAGCCAATTCTGCTAATTGACCTTCGGCAATCTTTTTGATGCCATCAATTAATGGTGCTGAATAGGCATAAGGGATTTTACCTAGTTCGGCTAATAGTTCGTTAATTTGTGCAATAGTAAATTGAATCATGGTTTACCTTTATAGTGGTTGATTTTAAGTTAATAGTGGTGGGCTACTTTTGAGAATCCCCAATTTCACTTATTGTTTACTTCTTTTTAGTCTTTTTAGCCGCTGCGTTCTTCTCTGCATAAGCAATCGCAACTGCCTGTTTTACAGGTTTACCTGCTTTTACTTCAGTTTTGATGTTTTCTTTAAATGCTTTAGCACTTGTTGATTTTTTTAATGGCATGATTTTTCCTTAACAATTCCAGTTTTTGAGGGATGCTTTGGGTCGTTCTGCTGGGCCTTTAGCTTTCTTTACTACACCTTCCATACGAGCACAAAACGAGGCTTTTCTACCTTTATCCTTTTCAGTCTTAGGATTTGGGGCAGGTGCTTTCAAATTACTGCCGTTTTTAGCGTTGTATTCAGCCCTACCTTTAGCAGTCATTCCTGCGCCTTTATCGGTAGGATTGTATGTTTTGCCTTTGCCTGTAGTCTTATGAGATATAGGCTTGTCATGTTTTTTGGTAGCCATGATTATTTTTTCTTAGCAGTTTTAGCTGATTGTTTAAAAGCTTCAGCAGTTGGTGCGCCTTTAGTGCCAGGCTTACGCATCTTCTCAACAGGCTTTCCTTCTGCCTTTTCTTTCTTAATGCGTTCTTGTTTTGCATGAATATTTGCATAGAGTCCAGGTTTAGTTGCCACTTTTTTGCTCCTAGTAGTTGCCTTTTTAAGGGCTGGTTTAACTTTTACTGCTGGTTCTTTCTGAAATTCTGCCCATGACTTTAATATTTCATCCGCAGTCATGGATTGCTGTTTCTTTGGAAAAGACGTAAATGGTCTTGTTTTAAGCCAATTTAATAGTTTTTTAAGCATTAGAATCCTCCGCAAAGCAAACATCTTGCCAACTCATAACAAGGTATTTAACCCCATCTTCATAGTAAGGAAAGTATTTAAGATATTCTTCGCCTCGGTCATCGTTCATAGTGCCA